CCATCACCAGCGCCATCGCGGCAAGGTAGAGGGGTAGGTAGATGGGTAGGTAGAGGGGTAGGTAGAGGGGTAGGTAGAGGGGTAGGTAGCTCGCTATCGATCAGCCTTGTTTCCCAGTTGAGAGTTACTACCTTGTTTCCCTTTCCGTGATACCTGGCGTGATCAATCCAGCCGTCTGGGGCCGGGTAATCCGACAAACCCAACCATTCGGCGTTGCTCTGATACTTGTGCCATTTGATGATCTGTACATAGCCGTTGCCGTCTTTAGAGTATCGCAGTATGTAACCGCTGGCCACGAGGACGGATAAGTCTTCTTCGACCTCGCTCAAAGGCATGTCGTCATAAGGCCAAACTTGGGAGCGTATATAAGCTGTGGTTCCTGGCAGTCGCCCCTGATCATCCGCTATTACAATTAGGCCCTGCCACAGGTCTCGTTGGCGGTATGTTAGCCTGGCGAAAGACTGGGAAGATCTGATTTTGCTATCTAGGGTTCTTCGCTTACCCATAAAGCCTCCATCTTTGCTTTCCAGTCTGACCAGTTAGTCGCATCAAGAGCGATTATTTTGAGTTTATCGACGTCGCAACCTCTCAGTATCGCTTTTTCCAGCATATTTTTTGCATCGTAATCAGCCACATACCTGAAGCGATTACGTAGGATTCCACGGATGTAATATATGTCCCTCAAATAAGGCTTTTCTTGGGATGCCCTTCTTGATCGGCATATTTTTTCGATATAATCGAACGCCTTGTTGACCGATTCGGTATCTTTATTTTGTTTAACATACTGGTCTACGGATATATGGATCACCTCTATCACTTCTCCGAAGTGATATTTGGAACACAATTTCCTCAATGTATTTATTCCCTGTGTGGTAACGTGATATCCTGTAAGTTCCTCGAATAGACTCGCCGCTTTTCCAGCCTGATAATTTTCGATGTCGATCAGACCTTTTTGCCATTCGTACATCATCCTGATCTGTTCTTGCCGTTCTTGCAGTTCATCCAATTGCGCCTTACGTTTTTTGACAACCGCATCATCGGACAACTCTCTGTCTCGTTTCCCGGAATTGCAGTCGAAGCATGAGGTGATAAGATTTGTGATATCGTTATCTCCGCCCTTCGAAACAGGTTTTATGTGATCTATTTGAAGAACGATTTCGGGAGCACTTCTTCCGCAGTATTGGCAAATAAAGCGATCCCGCTTAAATACCTCGAATCTTATCTTTTTCGATAAAGGAGTTCTTCCCGCCATCACACACTCCTAAACGCCGCGAGATAATGTTCCCGGCAGCAGTACGACATGTAGGGACGTTTGTTGACCGGCGGAAGTTTTTGCCCGCAGCGCCGGCAGACTTTGGTCGGCCGGTGGATTCCGAGTTCGTCTTCGACGAGCCGGATGTCGGCCATACTGCCCGTGAGTTGATATCTCTTCGGTTTTGACTTCTCCCGGTCATTCCGTTTTTCGGTTGATTTCTTCTGGTAGTGTTGCCGTTTTTGTTCTGCGAGCTTTTCACGATGAATCAGATAATATTTCCGATACCATTCATTCATAATTTCTCTTTTGTGGGCAAGACAGTAAGGAGGTACGGATTTGCGGCCGGGATTTATGGCTGGGTTCGTACAGCCGGGATACTGGCAGAGGGTCATTCGCTACTCCTGACCAACCTGGTAAGCAGCTCCGGGGGATGGGCATGCAAAACCGCCGGCTGCCGTTTGTCATCCAGGCTTCCCTCATGCGAGACCAATATCTTGACTTTGCCGTCTTTGGTGAGCGTGCCCTGCACGATGCCGACCCCGAAAGGCGTAATCACAATGTCATTGAGGTAAAAATCTTTCAAAGCAATGCCTCCTGAAGCGGTCTTTCCTGGAATGGGTCCCGGCCATGAATTCTGGCCTGCCTCAGCGCTTTCGCGGTTTCCAGGTCGGCGTATGCCCTGGTCTCCAACTCCGTGGCCGATACCGTAATTTCATCGTCGGTTGCAGCCATCCAGCGGCCGGGCTTGCCGGAGTGTGACATCACCGGAATGTGATGCTCGATACGTAGGACGCGGATGGCCTCGCGGCATTGGCGTTCCGTGGTGGAGTTGTACAACCCGCCGAAAGCCAACTTCGTCAAATCGCGCAGGCTGATGGCGTTGCGCTCCCCGACATGGTTGCAGAGGACGCTATAAATTTTGCGCTCCACGCCTAGAGGAATTTTTGAGACAACTTCATCGTAATATTTTGTGGTCGGCATTTGTTTTGCGCTCCTTGCCGGGCGGCACTAATCTTTGTACCGCCCGGCGTTAGAAAGGAGATTCCAGGGGTAACCACTCCCTGGGGGCGATCCGTAGACCGCACGCAGGGAGCGTTTCCTGGTTAAATTTTTCGAATTGAAACCGAAGGCTCGCCCTCTTTACGGGCTTCTTTGAGCTGCGGAAATGCGAGCATGAGACCGTCCAACTTTTCGGTGTTCCAAGAAACACGCCCTTTGGCATAGACGGCGTGCAGATAAGTTCCCTTCACGCTTTCGCCGTGAGCGATGACTTCGGTTTTAATCTTATTGGTAAGCTCGGAGATGTTCGTATCCACACCTTCCGATTGGATGGAAAACTCGGCTTCAATTTCTGTGAGTTTCGCCTTGATTTCTGCGGTCAGGATGCTATCAATTAAGTCTTGTTTCTTCAGGCTGATTGCATCCTTCTGCGCCTGGTATTCAGCCAGTTGATCCAAGAGTTGGCTAATCATTTTTGCCTCTCCTCCCGTTTTACAACAATCCTTCTTGCTCCGGCTGTGCGGCAACGAAAGCTGCCGCTGCCTCTCTCGCCGCCATTGGCGATGCCATCCATGCGCCGCCGCTGTCCTTCGAGGGTTCAAGCCAGCGATAGAGTGCAACAGCGGTCGGATCATCAATCTCGGTCATGCTGGATTTTCCCGTCAACCAATGCAGAAGCATCTTGCGGTTGGCTTTTGGGTCTCTGCCCGTTAGCGCCTGCTCTAGGCAGACGCAGACCAGGCCGCGCTGTTCTGCGGTGACCTTTGCTTTTGGCGATTTCGATGCAATGTCGGCAATCCGTTGGCGCAGGGTTTCAGGATCATAGCGGAGCGGTTCTACCAAGAGTTGTTCGGTTTTAAACTCCGGTTCTTCAGGCAAATCTGGAGTTTCTGTTTCAGCAGTTTCTCCGTCATAACCCAAATCAGAAAGGTTCTGCGCCGCAGAATGGGTTGGTTCGGGCTCGGGATTGCTGACCTCATTTACTTCAGGGAGCGATCGATCGATCCAACCCTGATCGCTCTCGATCTGTTCGATGGTGTCCAGATCGGCGGCATTGAAACGACCCCATTTGCGCAGGCCGTTCATCAGGACGGTCTTTTTCTCCATCTTCGGACGCTCGTATGGATCGTTCCATTTTGACTTCGGCATATGATAAGCTGCGGAATAGCGCCTGGCGTGTTCGTCGATTTCCTTGACCGTCATCACAAAAGTTTTTTCGAAGCCATTGACGAGCTGGAAGTACAGCATGTAGGCGATGACTTTGTCGCTGATCCGCTGCCCGCCGAAGGTGTGATTCCCGGTCATGCGGTTTTCGATCAGTTCCTCGCCCTCATAAACGCCGATGACGTTGATGAACCGGTAGAGATTGGTGCGCTGCGCCAGTTCATAAACGCCACGATAGCCCAGTTGGAAAGTCGCCTTGCCCTTGTAAGGGATAATCCATGCCTGGCCCTGGGCGGGATCGACGGAGAGTTTGAGGCTGGCAGCGCGCATGGCCGAGATCAGGATTGATTTTGGATCGCACTGTTGTAGGTCGTTTGAGTTCGCCACCAGGATAAGGACCTGATTGAGGTAATAAATTCCGTTCGCGCCCATCATTTCCGAGAAGCGCTCTTTTACCTCGGGTGAAAGCATGTAATTTTTCACCCGGGTCATGCCGGTTTCGTGATGATTCGCTAAAGACGTATCCATTTTCATCTCCTTTCTGATTTTTGGTTATCCGCCGCGGCGCAGGTCCGAGTACATCGTCTGTTCGTCCTGCCAGTCGGCGGTGCGGGCGGACTGTTCGGTTTCAAACCGCAGCCAGGCCAGTTCCATCTTGCAGCGCCTGACGTTCATCATGTGCAGGCAGCGCTGGACAGCGGCACGCGTGACTTCGGAGTGGTTTGGATCGCCCTGCTCGTGCCGGTCGGCGGCTTCGCTAAGCGCGGCAGCAGCCTCGTTGTACTCAGCGATGGCCTTGCGCAGGTAATCCGGCTTATAGTCACGGCGGCCTGGTTGCCAGTCATGGGCTGTTTCTGGATCGCGGTCGGTAACGCCGATGCCCAGGGCAGTCATTTTCCGCTCCTTAGATACGCCACGAGGTTTGCGAAAATACCACCGAAGGC